CAAGCGCGCGTCGTGGTGGGCGTCTCGGATGCTGACCTTGCCAGAACCACCGGCCAAAGACCGTCCGTGGACGCACGAAGCGAAGTGGTACGGCTGGGCTGGGCATGATCTCGCCGCGCGTGCATATCGCTTGGCTGGCATGGTGGCGGACGCGAACGCGCTCCAACTCGTTTATCACAAGCACACCGAGCCGACAATCCGCATCACGCAAAAGACGCTCGGCAACTCGACGCGTTCGGTTTCATTCCGTGACGCTTGGCTATCGACTGCGGCACGACCCGAAATCGTCGAGCACTATTTTCAAATAAAGGCCGACGACGCCGAGACGTTGGCGATGGCGAAACAATTTTTGCATCACGTAGGCGAGCGCACCGAAATTGAACGCGCCTCAATTTTGGCCGCAATCGAGATTTACGTCGAAGACGGCATGGTGCCGCCGAACAACTGGGACGAGCGCGTGCTGACTTGCGGAGAAACCGTCATCGACGCGGAGAACATCGAGCGAATCCTTGGAGCTAAAAAGCCATGATTCCAGAACCCGCTATTGTCGTTTGCACAAAGAACGCGCGCTGTCTCGACGTCATGAGAGCGTCGATCAAAGCCTACGTTCCGCACGGAATCCGCACCTACGTTTCGCACGGACTCGGCCCGACCTTCGGCGAGGCTTACAACGAGGCGGCGCGCATCGCGTTCAAGGAGCATGACCAGCTCGTGATCTGCAACGACGACATTGTTTTCACTCCGACGACGTGGATGAGGCTCATGGGCGACGTGAAATTACTTCGCGAGCATTATCCAGACCTCGGCTGGGTTGCGACGCGCTCGGACTACGCGCGCGGAGAACAGAACATCCGAAGCGGACGCGGGCAAATAGACTTCCTGCGATTTCCATCGGAGCGAAACATCATTCAAGCAAGCGTCATTGCGCCAATCTGCGCGTGGATTCACCGCGACGCATGGGTGGATTTTCCTCCGCTCAACTGGTTCAGCGACGACGTTCAGTGTCTCGACATGAAGCGACCGCACTTCATCTCGCGCGCCTACGTCCACCACGTTGGAAGCCAGACTTGCGGCAACGACGCCAAGAAGTGCATGGACGACGCCGAGCCTTGGTTGCGCGAGAATCGGCCCGAGTTGCACGCGCGTTGGTATTTAACGAAAGGTGCATAAGTATGGCCGCCGTGCGAGACTTCGACCCGACTCAGATCAACGCAGATTTCTCCGCTATTTTGGAGCAAGCTGGCATCGCGTTCACCTACCAAGGCAACAGCATCACGGGAGTCTGGTCTGCCTCGCGTGACGCGTTTGCGGACTTTGAAGATCAACGCCGCGACGATTCCAAGTTCACCGTGTTTCTTTTGACGACGAGCGTGAGCGCGACGCCGAAAGTTACGCAGACGCTTTCGCGCGCGGGCATCACTTATTTCATCGAACGCGTGACGCTCGACGCCGAGGGCGCGGGTTGTGAAATCGAGGTCTGCAAAACAATATGATTCAGATCGAGACGAGTTTTCATCGCTTGGAATACCAACTGGCGCGACTCGCTCTGGCCGCAAAGGTCGATCTCGGCTTGGTGATTAAAGAGGAAGCCAAGTACGCGATTCAGACTATCGTGAAATTCACGCCGCCAAAAACTAAACAGCAAGGCGTCAATGCCGTTCGTGGTGACTTTAGTAGATTGGCCCAGCCCTTGGTTTATAGTGATCTTAAAGCAAAGGCAACGAAGGGTGGTTTTTATGGTTCGATGGCAAAGTATGTTCGCAATCGTGATGTCGAAAAAATGCGCGCGCTTTTGCGTAATCCAAAGCTCACCGGATACTACGGAATGAAACTGCTAGAGAATGAAGATGCCCTAAGGAACGAACACAAAGCACGAAGAAATGCTCGTGGCAGAATAACTGGAAAAGCTACTGCTCTAGCGTTTGGAGCCGACTTTAAAAAGTATAGGAATGAAATTGAAGGCCGAGTCGGCTGGACGGTATCGGGATGGAACTCATCGGCAAAAGTTTCCGGTGCGCGCTACAAAAAGTTTTCCGATAGATTGAAACCGCAAGGCGGACTTAAGGGACGCTTGTTTGGTTATGTCAGTTCTAGTTTCGGGGAAAGACCGTTTATCAAAGCGACCGCATCGCACGTCAAAATTCCAAACTATCAACGCATGGTGGACGGAGCAATAAACTCACGCGAACGCACTACCATAAAAAAGATAAACGCCGTTCTCGCTAACCGTGCCGTCAATCTTGGATTCACCAAGGTAAACGGAGCAATGCCACTTCTAATCGCCGCCGCATGAGCACACGCACAAACATCCGCAACGCCACCGCAACCGCTCTCACGTCCGCTCTGGTCGTTCCTACGGCGAACATCCTGCGCGGGCGCAACAACACGATTGCCAGCGTCAGCTTTCCGTCGGCTGCGATCTATGCCGTCACCGAGCAAATCGAAGTCCGCACGCTCGGCCCAAGCAATCGCACGCAGTACCGACAGCTTCAACTCGTCGTTGATTACTTCACGGCGGAGAGCGGCACTTACATGATCGACGATCTTTTCGACACCGGCTCCGCTGCCGTCGAAGCGGCTGTCTTGACCGACGTAACGCTCGGCGGTGCTTGCCAAGACCTTCATTTGACGAATGTCGAATATGTGATCGAACCCGACGAGGAACGCCGCTGGGGCACTGCTCGTCATACATTTAACGCAATTTATTTAACCACTGACTAATATGGCTACCAAACTTGGCCGCGATGGCCTTATCAAAATCTCGACCACCACCATCGGCGAACTCCGCAATTACTCGCTCTCGCACTCCTCTGACACCGTCGAGGATAGCGTGATCGGCGACATCTACCGCACGCGCCAAGGCTCAATGAAAACTTGGAGCGCATCTGGCGATCTCTACTGGGACGAAGCCGACGCCGGCCAACTCCTCATCACTATCGGCTCGACCGTTACGCTCAACCTCTATCCAGAGGGCGCGACGTCCTCCGACGTTTATTACAGCGGCTCGGCCATCGTCACGAAGTTCGACGTGTCGGCCAGCTTTGACGGGCTGGTCGAAGGCTCGATTGCCTTTGAGGGCAACGGCGCGCTCTCGACCCTGACCGTTTAACGCTAGGAAAAAACACAAAACAAAACACACATGGAAGCCATTGACCTCGTCCGCGAACACTTCAACAACCTCGGCACTAAACGAATCGAAGTTCCTGAGTGGAAGCTCGTGATCTTCTCCACGCCAATGACCTTGGCCGAGAAAAACCGAGTTTATAAAAAGTCTCAGAACAACGATATGGATTTGCTCGTGGACATTCTTATCATGAAGGCCACGGACGAGAGCGGAAAGAAGTTGTTCACGATCGAGCATAAGCCGACCTTGCTCAACAAGGCTGACAGCAATCTGGTCGCTCGCGTCGCCAATGAGATTCTTGCGGACAGCTCCGCGAAGCTCGACGACTTAAAAAACTAATCGGCGGCGATGAAGGTGCCGACCTCCTCGCCGTCTATGCCATCGCTGAACGTCTCGGCAAATTCGCTCACGAAGTCCTCGCAATGCCAGCCGAAGAAATGAACGGCTGGCTCGCTTATATTAACCACCAAAATCGACTGAGAAAACAACATGGCAGCTGAAGCTACATTTACACTCAGGGCGGTGGACGCAACGCGTCAGGCTTTTGCGAGCGTGCAAAACTCGCTGCAAAAAATTCATGGAACGACGAGAAGCATTTCGCTGGGTCTTAAAGGATTCTTTGGTCTCGGTGCAGTTGTTTCTATGGGCAGAAGCCTTAACACAACTCTCGAGGACATTGAGGCTAACTCCAAAAAGTTTGGTTTAAGTTCCGAGCAAGTTGATAAAGTAACTCGTGCAACTGGAGCAGTTGATGACGTGATGAACTTTTTCAAGGGAACAATCGTTGGAACCATAAATAAGGTTTTAGATTTGAAGGATGCGATGCTTGGTGTTTCGCAAGTTCAAGCGGTATCTATTGCCGACAAAATTCGATTAGATCGTGATCTTCCAAAAATTGAAGATGCTAAAAAGCAAATGGATGAGTTGAAGAAAAGTTTTGATTCTATTGGTCAAACTCCCACTCAAAAGTTTCGGCAAATTTTCAAGGACATCCAAGATGCTAAAGCAAAACCAAGCGATCCTTCTAAAAGCTCACAGTTAAATGCACTGGAAAAAGAATTAGAAGTTCAAAGACTAACAAACGCACAGCGCACCATTGCTACTGATGCATTTGAACAATACACAAAAGCGGTTTCAGATCATCAAAAGGCTTATGATGAATATAATTTTTCGCTATTAACTGAAAAAGAACAGCAATCAGAAATAAATAGGCAGTTGAATGAATTGGTTGATTTACGAAAGTTGGATATGAGTATATTGCTGGGTGTTGATCCAAGTAAATATACCGCTGATCATCTGGAGGCTATTGATCGTATGCTTGTGGCGTATCCAAAAATCAACGAACTACTCGCAAAAAGAAAAGTCATTGAAACCGATCTTCAAGTTATAGCAAAAAATGCTGGAGATATAATTGCCTCTGGTTTTGAAGATGCAATTTTTAGCGGTCAAAAACTTAGCGAAGTAATCAAAGCGATTGGCATGGATTTGATGCGTATGGTTTTTCAACAAACCGTTACTGCTCCACTAGCTAAAGGAATCAGCACCGCAATTCTTGCAGGATTTCGCGCTAACGGTGGCCCAGTTACAGGAGGAAGTGCTTATGTCGTTGGCGAACGTGGTCCTGAGTTATTTATTCCAAATGGCAGCGGTTCAATCGTTTCTAACTCTAATATGAATCAAGGCAGTGGCTCGTCTGGTGCATCGATCAACGTGAACTATAACATTGCCGCCGGCGTAACACGCAGCGAACTAGCGCCGATCTTGGAGCAAGAACGTCGCCGACTTAAAGCCGAGATCCCAGACATGGTGCGCCGTGGCGGTGCGTATCGTTCAGCCTTCGCCTAATCTCATGGCTATTTCATACCCACTCACGCCGCCTGCTGCGCTTGAAGCCTCGCGCCTGTCCTTGACCGGACTGAGCGCAGTCTCGCGCAACGTCTCGCCGTTCACGATGCAGGTGCAGCAATACAACTGGCAAGGCCAAGGCTGGATTGGCACCGTGGATTGCCCGCCAATGACGCGCACCGCGGCAGAGCAGGTCGTGTCGTTTCTGCTCATGGCCCAGCGCGGCACGTTCTACTTTCAAGACTTCGCCAACCCGACGCCACGCGGCACCGTGACTGGCACTCTCACCGTGTCCTCGGCTACGGCTAACGGAACCACTCTAACCTTTAGCGGCGCGACTGGCGGAACCACGTTTGCTGCGGGTGATTGGATTGAAATTGGCACCTCTCTTTACAAGATAGTGCAGGTCAACTCGTCGTCATCCGTGGACGTGTTTCCAGTCTTGCGCTCGTCTTACGCTGGCGGCACTTCAATTATTTACAGCCCAGCCGTATCGCCTTTTCGAGCGGCAAGAGGCGTGTTCCGTCTCGCCGAGCCTTCGACGCAATGGAACATCGACACGGCTAAGTTTTACGGCGTGTCGTTCAACGTGATGGAGGACGTCGCGCAATGAGCATAACCACCGCAGGCCGCTCTCTCAGCAACGACATGACGACGCAGGTCAGCGCGTCGCAACTCTCTCCGATCATTCTCGCGTCGCTCTCGTTCGAAACTCCGGTTAATCTTTGGAGCGGTTACGGCACGATCACTTATGCTGGCACCGGATACCTTGGTATCGGTACGCTCGGCACGATCTCGCCAGTCGAGGAGACGACAGACCTTGCTGCTCGTGGTATCACGATGCAGCTCTCAGGCGTGCCGACTGCCATGATTGCTGTCGCTCTCTCCGAGAACTACCAAGGCAAGGCTTGCTCGGTGATGTTTGGCGCGCTCGATTCCAGCGGTGCGCTCGTCTCGACGCCGATTACGATCTTCTCCGGTCGCATGGACGTCATGTCGATCAACGACGACGGACAGAACGCGACCATTGGCATGACTGCCGAAAATAAGTTAGTGGATTTTCGGCGTCCGCGCGAAGTGAGATACACGGACGAGGAACAGAAAAACCTTTACTCAGGCGACAAGGGTTTGGAGTTCGTGAACTCAATCCAAGAAAAGGAAATCTATTGGGGCAACGCGAAGTTTTCAGCTCCGGTCGATGATAGCGGTGGCGGCAATTACGGCCCGACAACTTACGATTAACCATGCCGACACGCTGCGCCAACTGGCCGGAAGCTCTCGCCGCCTACATCGACCGCAAACGCAACGAGCCTTTCGCTTGGGGCGTGAACGATTGCTGCTTATTCGGAGCCGACTGGATTGAGCTTTGCACCGGACTCGACCCAGCGGCGACCTTGCGCGGCACTTATGACCGTGCGCTTTCTGGCGTGCGCGTGCTGGAAAAACACGGTGGACTGATTGGAACTATTGAAGCACACATGGAACCTCTAGGCTTCAAGCCAATCAGCCAAGGATTCGCGGCGCGCGGTGACATTGCGGTGCGCGATTGCGGCAACGGCGACACGATGGGGATTGTTCTTGGCTCAACTGCAGCCTTCGTTGGCAAGGACGGACTTCAATTTGCTAACTTAAACGACGGCGCGGAAACGCGCTTCTGGAAAATCTAACCATGCCAGTCTTCGCTAATCCTTTTGTTTGGATCGCGCTCATGAACGCTTTTAACAGCGTTGCAATCGCCACGGCGATCACGACCGTGCTGAACTTTGTTGCCATTACAGCGGCATCAATGGCGGCGTCTAAGCTCCTCGCGCCAAAGGCTCCGAGCTACACCGACGCCTCGCTCTCTCAACGCTCGCAGATGGTGCGCTCGCCTATTGCTGCGCGTAACGTGATTTACGGTCGCTGCCGCGCGTCTGGCACCGTGGTTTATATGTCCACGACCGGAAGCAGTAACGAGTATTTGCACATCGTGGTTGCTCTTGCCGGCCATGAAATCCAAGAAATCGAGGAGGTTTATTTCAACGACGATCTCGTGCCGCTAGTCAGCAATACGCCGACCGGATTCTACAACGGCGTTGCACGCGTGAACAAGCATCTTGGCGAGTCCTATCAGACGGTTGATACTGATTTAAGAGACGAAACAAGCACGCTGACGGATGGAAAATGGACTGATGATCATCGTCTGCGCGGCATTGCATATCTTTATGTCCGCCTGACTTGGGACACCGAGAAATTTCCGAGCGGTATTCCGAACATCTCGGCAGTCATCAAAGGCAAGAAGGTACTCGATACGCGCACGAGCACGACGGCTTACTCGGCCAATCCTGCGCTGTGCTTGCGTGACTATCTTACCGACTCGGCTGTCGGTATGGGCATGGACGCGACCGAGATTGACGTCACCGCGATCAATGCGGCCGCGAACATCTGCGACGAAGACGTCGAGGTAAAACCAATCACGGTTCCAGCAACCTACGAAAACCGCTACGAGTGCAACGGCGTCATCGCCACGAGCGCAAGTCCTGACGAGAACATCGGAAAACTCTTGTCCGCGATGGGCGGACTCATCGCGTACTCTGGCGGCAAGATAGTGGCTTACGCTGGCGGCTATCGCATCCCAACGGTGACGCTCACCGAAAAGCACTTCGTCGGCCCGCTCAACATCCAGACGCGCACGAGCGCGCGCGACCGCGTAAACTCGGTGAAGGGTGTTTACGTCAGCGAAAGCAACGGATGGCAAGTGTCCGACTTCCCGACGATCTCCTCAACGACCTACGTCGATAATGATAATGGCATACGCTATTACCGCGACGTGGTTCTGCCGTTCACGACCTCGTCATCCTGCGCTCAACGCTTGGCCGTCATCGAGCTGCGCCGCGCGCGCGAGGAAATCACGTTCACCGCACGCTTCCGCCTAGAGGCAATGCAGGTTCGCGCGGGCGACACGGTCATGATTACCAACGCAAAGCTCGGTTGGTCGTCGAAGGTTTTC